GAACTATTTATGCGGCGATAGTGGAAGTGTGGACCCGCTAAAACCATGTCGTTCTAAACCTTCCTTCCTTCAACGAATTACAGGTAAACAACCAGACAGATCATCAGCAAATGCAGATGATGTACCAACAGAAGCAGATAAAATAAAACAATCACCAAAACCAAGTTTCCTTTCTATATTTTCTCGAAAAAGCCAAGAAGAAGTAGTAGTACCAACAAATGGAGGTAAACGTACAACTCGTCGCGGTAAAAGAGGTAAAAAAACCCAAAAAAAGAGAAAGAGAAAGAGAAATAAAAGAAAAACCGCATCAAAAAAGTAAGCAGTAAATAATCTGAATTTCATAATAACATTCAGATTATTCAACCAATTCGACAACTTCTTGGACAGATTCCTTTATTTTCGCAACATTCAATTTCAAATACTTATCGATATTTTCCATAGTCATATTATCAACCAATCGTTCAAAAGCACTCTGTCTTTCCTCTGAAAGGGAATCGAAATATTGTATTTGTTCCACAGACGAACTATTAAAAATATATTCTAATTTAGTCGCCAGTTCCTTTTTATCTTCGTCAATTGACGTCTTCTTATCCTCTCCTTTTTTATAATCTTTATACTGTCGTAATCGAACAATTTGTTCGGGTGAAAGATCAGGAAACTCTTTCACAATAATCCCTTCAAATTCTTCAATCGTCAAGTTCACCATTTCCTTAAAAGTATACTCACTAAATATTTTATCTAATTTCTTGGATATATCTTGAAAAAATCCCTCCTCTGTTTCATCAAAACCCTCAATCTCTTTTTCCGCTGTAAAGTATTCCTTTACATACATATACAAGCCAGTAAACAAAACACCGTGTAATATCACGAAATATAACATATGTTTCGTTGGAATTGTTATAAATAACCCAGGTTGTGTTAAAATAAACAATATCACAGTTAGTAAAATAAAGGTCAAATTCATTATATAATGAGACCACATTTTTCTATACAAAATTGAATGAATCGAATCAAATATTTGTTAAGAAACATAATAAAACGAAAGTTGTAAACATAATAATGCCGAAAATAAAACGGGTCGTTCAGGGAAAATCGTTTCGTTTGATCGATTTCCATATATTTAATAAAAGGGGTGATATCGTATCCGATGAAGACAGTGAAGGTAGCGATACAAATGATGTAGAAAACTTTATCATCCAAATGTTTGGTATTAATGAGAAAGGCGAAACTGCGTGTATCTATCTCGATAATTACAAACCCTTCTTCTTTATCAAAGTAGGAGACAATTGGACGAAAAAAGACGCGTTAGAACTAAAGCAACATATATCTCAACGTGTTGGTAAGTATCATGCTCCGAATATTGTATCAGTCGAACTTATAGACCGATACCAACTCTATGGTTTTAGTGGTGGAAACACTCACCAGTTTGTTAAAATTACATTCAATAATACGACCACACTAAATAAAGTCAAATCATTATGGTATGAATACATTAAAGAAGAAGATAGAGAAGACGAACGGGATTATAGACGTGCTAAAAAATTCATATTCAACCGGACCCAATTAGAACTATACGAAAGCAATATCCCTCCTCTTTTGCGTTATTTCCATATTAATAGTGTAAGTCCGTCAGGTTGGGTCTTTGTTATGACCCAAAAGTCGAAAACACCCTCTGTAAAAAACACCACTTGTAAATACGAATATATTTGTAAAATCACCGATATCAAACCATTGCCCAATAAAGAAACCATCGTCCCTTACAAAATATGTAGTTTTGATATTGAGGCGAGTAGTAGTCACGGTGATTTTCCTCTACCCATTAAGACCTATAAACGTCTCGCCACCAATATTGTTGACGTCTTTATGCGGATACAAAAAACCGGTCAAAAAATCGACGTGAAAAAAGGAGACCAATTACTAAAGAGATGTATTTTAACCGCCTTCGCAATGGACAATTTCGAAGACGTCGATATCGTCTATCCAAAGCAAATGCCTACGAAAGAATTCGTATTGGCTTCTATCGAGACACTTATTAATACCGGAATAGACAAGATGATGTCGGGAAAAAAGGCAACAGGTTTAGATATTGAAGCCACATTCGAGATGATTAAGGACGCCGACAATACCGTATCATCCGACACATTTGACGAAAATACAAATAATGAGGTTGAACATGTCCCTGTCTGGAACAAAATGAAACCTCGGTCAAAAGTATTGAAAAATACCGATAAAAAACAAACCGTCGTTCATATTCTATTAAATACGCACTATGAACGCGAAGACAAAATCAAAATACTAAACAATATATTACAGCCCGATGACTATCCATATCCCGCTGGACATAAATTACGCCTCTTTCCCAATCTAGAAGGTGATAAAGTGACGTTTATTGGTTCAACATTTCTGCGATATGGAGAAAAGGAACCCTATCTTAACCACTGTGTCGTATTGGGCGGGTGTGAACCTGTCGCCGGTGCCGTCATCGAAGTCGAACCGACTGAACGCCAACTTCTCTTGAAATGGCGAGACCTCATTCAAAAAGAAGACCCCGATGTAATTATCGGTTACAATATATTTGGGTTTGATTATGAGTTTATGTTCCGTCGCAGTCAAGAAACCGAGTGTGTTCAGGAATTCTTACAATTGTCTCGAATTCAAGACCAAGTATGTGCGAATGAACGCAATGACGAACTCGAAATCGAGAACACCAAAATCGTTTTGGCTACAGGAGAATATGATCTACGGTTCTATAAGACAATTGGTCGATTACAGATTGATATGTATACCTACTTTCGGCGAGAATTTAATTTGCCCTCATATAAGTTGGATGACGTAGCTGGTCAGTATATTAGTGATAGTGTGAAACATATCAAACATACAGTTCACGAAAAATACGGGGAGATAACCGAACTATACAGTAAGAATTTGGCTGGACTTCATGCGAATGATTATATTCATATCGAATTAAATGGTTTCACTTCAGATTATTACAAAAATGGACAGAAGTTCAAAGTATTGGATATCGAATATGGGAAACCGTTCGATGATACATCGAAATTCAATGTTATCACCATAAAGGGGCACGAATTAACCGACCAAATCGACAAAAAAATCAAATGGTGCGTCGCAAAAGATGACGTAACTCCACAGGATATTTTCCGACTTTCAAATGGTTCAGACGCAGACCGTGCGATTGTCGCGAAATACTGTATTCAGGATTGTAACCTAGTTCATCACCTTATGATTAAGACCGATGTTTTAACCGGTTACGTCGAGATGTCTAGTATTTGTAGTGTCCCTATCTCATTCCTCGTATTTCGAGGACAGGGTATTAAACTAACCAGTTTCGTTGCTAAAAAATGTCGTGAGAAAAATACTCTTATGCCCGATTTAGAAAAGACGAAATCACGTGATGGGTATGAAGGAGCCATCGTATTACCCCCAAAATGTTCGATGTATATGGACAATCCAGTTGCCTGTGTGGATTACGCATCTCTCTATCCGTCTTCCATGATTAGTCAGAACTATTCTCACGATAGTAAAGTATGGACCAAAACATATGACCTAGACGGCAATCATATGCCCGAACTCGATGAAGGAGAACGCGACAAGGCAGGCAATTATATTTATGATAACTTACCCGGATATCAATACATAGACATCGAATTTGATACTTATACATATCGAACAAAAACATGCACATCGGGTGTTTGGGAAAAGGTGAAAGTTGGTCGCAAAATGTGTCGTTGGGCACAACTTCCTGATGAACAAAAGTCTATTATGCCCGCTATTCTAGAGGAACTTTTGGCCGCTAGAAAGGCGACACGTAAGAAAATCAAAACTGAACCTGATCCATTTATGCAGAATATTTTAGACAAGCGACAACTCGGTTATAAGGTCACTGCTAATTCGCTTTATGGACAGTGTGGTGCTAGAACATCCACCTTTTATGAACAAGATGTCGCCGCATCTACTACTGCGACTGGGCGTATGATGATTATATATGCTAAAAGAATGATAGAAGAAGTCTATGGTGACCGTATTTGTGATACGAAAAATGATGGGAAAGTCAGGACCAAAGCCGAATATGTATATGGAGACACAGATTCAGTATTCTTCACCTTTAATCTAGAGGACTTAAATGGACGGAAAATTCGTGGACAAAAGGCTTTGGAACTTACAATCGAACTCGCACAGGAAGCCGCCAATCTATGCACCCAATTCTTGAAAGCACCCCAATGTCTGGAATATGAGAAAACACTAATGCCCTTTATTCTACTCTCGAAAAAACGTTATGTTGGAATTCTTTATGAAGAAGACCCGACAAAAGGCAATTTGAAATATATGGGATTGTCTCTGAAAAGACGCGATTCTTGTGATTACTTAAAAGACACATATGGGGGGATTTTGAATATATTGATGAATTCCAATAATAATATACAGGACGCAATCGATTTCCTCTATAAATCACTCGACAATCTTATCGAAGGAACTGTTCCTATGGAAAAACTCACTATTACAAAGGCATTGCGGAGCGATTATAAAAATCCCACACAAATTGGACACTGGGTATTAGCCGAGCGAATTGGAAAACGTGATCCAGGAAATCGACCAAAACCGGGCGACCGTATGAAGTTTGTATTTATTGTGAATAAAGACAAAAAAGCGTTGATGGGTGAGAAAATGGAAACCACCGAATTCATTCTTGATAACAAATTACCTATTGATTATACCCATTACATCACAAACCAATTGATGAAACCCTTACAACAATTATTTGGTTTAGCATTGGAATATATTTGGGAACATCAGAAAAAAACAGCCGCGATTAAAACCTATCGCAAAGACATGCTGAAATTATCTTCCGAATATTCCGATATGGAAGTTTTAATGAAGAAGAGGGAAAAATACTGTTCTACCAAAATCAAAACCCTCTTATTTGATAAATTCTTGACGAAAATCGCACATAAACAAACAAATATGCAAACTATCACCAAATTCTTTGGATAATTACAAGATTATCATCAATACAACCAATACTAATAAAAAATAACCAAAATAAATAATCCCATTATCTTCTTTATCCCCTTTATCCTTTGTGTGTTTAGAAAAAAACATATATAATATAGTTTTTTAATTTATCTTTTGCTAATTTATTAACTCTACCTTATATATATTATGACTCTTTGGACAGATACTGTTAAGAAAACTTTCAAACAAGGTCGTTTGACCAACCCCGCGTATCAATTTAAGAACGCATTGAAGGATGCGAAGAAATACTACAAAAAGGGTAAGACCGTCACAGTTGATGCGGTTAAAAAAACCGGCAAACACGCTAGAAAATGCAAACACGCTAGAAAATTAAAGAAAAATGTGACTTCTCGCGTTCGTAAGTCGATGCGAGGCAAAAAGAGCGGTGGCACTTCTAAAAAACAAAGACGTGTCACTTCTAAAAACAGGAGTAGATAAATCGGTGTGAATACATAGTTCTTGTAAAATTGAATTTAGATAATTTGTTATTTTTATTGTAATAAATTAGTCTTTTATTATAATGACGCAACCAACTATTATTTCATTGGAAGGAAATATTGGCGCCGGAAAATCTACCTTTCTAGAACATTTAGAAAAAAACATTGGGAAAAATAGTGGGTGGATATTCTTAAGAGAACCTGTGCATATTTGGGAACAAATTAAAGATGAGAATGGCGAAACTGTTCTTGCGAACTTTTATAAAAATCCAGAAAAATATGCGTTCGCATTTCAAGTAATGGCTTATACCACTCGATATCAAGAGCTCAAGCGTGTTGTAGATGAAAATCCCAATTGTAAAGGTGTTATTTGCGAACGTTCATTAGAGGCAGACAAATATATATTTGCGAAAATGTTACATTCTGATGGTTTGATTGATAAACTCATGTATAATATTTATGAGCGTTACTTTTCAGTATATGAAGGCAATTTTAAATTGGATGGCGTCATTCATATTCACGCTGACCCTGATGTATGTTTTGAACGCATCGTTAAACGTTCTCGCACTGGCGAAAGCACCATTTCACTAGACTATCTTAAAAAATGTGATGAATTCCATCATAATTGGCTTATGAATACCGAAACTCCTGTATTACGCCTTGATGTGAATTTAGATGTAGATGTTGAATCGACTACCTCATTTGAACAATGGTTAAAACAATCTCAAAATTTTATCGAATTGTTAATCCAAAAAAATGATCATTCTATGGTACAAAATGAATCTAATCCTTAAAAAAATGACGAATATTTCACAAATCCAGTTCAGTTGGTTTTTTTTGGTTTAGGTGTAAAAATCATAAATCTTTTGTCTGGATATTATAAATAGTAATGGATATTCAAACAAAAGATTTAAACTGGGATAATGGTCAAAAGAGATTTACTAGTGGTTCAATCATTTATGGGGGGGAAACATATAAGTTTGTATGGAACGATACTGAATATGTTATAAATGGTCCTCCTCCTTCTTCTTCTGATTTTGATGAAAATAAATTAATAAAGGCATTGAAAAAGGAATTAAAGATAATGTAAACAATATCACATATTTGTTACAAATATGTTATATGTTTGAGTAATTACTTCTTGGACGTCTTTCTTACTGATTTCTTTTTAGGCTTCTTTTTAGGCTGTGTTTTACGTTTTTTTTGTGTTTTACGATTACCTTTTGTGTTGCGTTTACCGCCCTTTCTTGGGCCGAATGGTCCTATTCCCATATTTATCTTACTACGGTTACTACGGGGATTTATTGATGAAGCACTACCATTAAGATTGGTGTTAGCAATATCACGTGATGTTGTTTTTAATTGTTTAGGATTAATACC